GTTATTAGCGTTATCTTCGTTGCTGGGCTTGGCTGGATGTTCCGAGAGCGTGGTGGTAAGATTCAGAAGATTGTTATTGAAAAGACTTCGACTAAGTATATTCGAAGTGCTTGTCTGATTGACCTAGCATACTTCGTTGTTCTATACTTCTTCAAAGAGTTGAATAACATTCCAATGTCTACTACTTGGGTCTTTGTTGGTCTACTCACTGGTCGTGAACTTGCAATTGCAACGGTTCACAATACAAAGATGAAGCAAGTGTTTCCTCTCGTGACGAAAGACTTTATGAAGATGATGATTGGTCTCGGCGTTAGTGTCGGTATCGTTCTGATGATTCATTACGTCATCATCCCAAATGGGTATTGATACTAAATACTATACAATAACTGAAACAAGAAGGATATAAAATAATGTCAGATACGGATTTTGAAGGTATGACAGATGAAGAAAAAGCAGCAAGGATTGCTCATGTGTATGCAGGCTGTATGGCATCAGTAGCACATATTAATACGGTCGTCGCAGCACCTGCTGACCATGCAACGGACGCTGGCGCTCTAACACGAAATATTGAACATATCAATATCTACCTCGCAAAGACAGACTATTGGACAACTGAAGACTTGACCCCTCTAGAAGATGCGGTAGCAGTGGATCAAACAGCTTTTAATGCAGCAGTAGCAGCACTATAACATGGTAGAAGATTATTCATTTGACTTTGGATTTACAGCAGTCGATGAAGATGAACTTGAAGCCGTACAGAAGCTAGAACAAGAAAAAAGTTCTGCTTCTGTAGAGGCTTTAGGTATACAAGAGCGTTTAGATGTGCTATACTCTTCTGTATTACCGTTGCTTAACAATCTAGCAGCGAACCCAGATAAGAGTTATATTTACTGGCCTAATCGTTTAGATAAGATTGAAGAGTTTCGTGATAAATTGACAGAAATTTATAGAGGATAAATTATGAGCCTACTTGATAGACTGACTAAAAATAGTACAGTCAAACTTACTGCTACGCTTTCCAACTCGAAAGTTTATGGTAAGAAAGAGATGGTGCCGACACAGGTGCCTATGGTCAATGTTGCATTGTCTGGTCGAGTTGATGGTGGATTGACACCTGGGCTTACAGTGCTTGCTGGACCATCAAAGCATTTCAAGACTGCATTCTCTCTGCTAATGGCAAGTGCTTATCTGAAGAAGTATGATGATGCAGTTGTATTGTTCTATGACTCTGAGTTTGGTACACCACAAAACTACTTTGAATCGTTTGATATTGATATGAATCGTGTTGTTCATACTCCTATTATGGATGTTGAGCAACTAAAGTTTGATATCATGAAGCAACTTGACGGCATCGAACGAGGTGACCGTGTGTGTATCATCATCGATTCTGTGGGCAATCTAGCGTCTAAGAAAGAAGTCGAAGATGCTATGAACGAGAAGTCAGTTGCTGATATGTCTCGTGCAAAGCAGATGAAGTCTCTATTTCGTATGGTAACACCACATCTCACACTCAAAGATATTCCATTGATTGCCGTGAATCATACCTATATGGAAATTGGTATGTTTCCTAAAGCAGTTGTTTCTGGCGGTACTGGCATCTACTACTCTGCTGATAACATCTGGATTATTGGACGCCAACAGGAGAAAGATGGCACTGATATTGCTGGTTATCACTTTGTAATCAACGTAGAAAAATCTCGTTATATCAAAGAGAAGTCTAAAATTCCTATCTCAGTTACATGGGAAGGTGGTATCAATAAGTGGTCTGGTCTGATGGCTCTTGCTCTCGAAGCAAACTATCTAGCGAAGCCTTCGAATGGTTGGTATCAACTTGTAGATCGTGAAACTGGCGAACTCGTTGGTGAGAAGATGCGAGCAAAAGATATTCAAGATAATGGAAAATTTTGGACAAATATGTTTACAACCACTGACTTTTCAGAGTATATTAAGAGTCGATATACGATTGGTGAAACAGCAATGTTTGCACCAGACGAGGAAACAATGGATGCCTGAGATACATACTCTCACTCTAACAAATACAGCAGGTGCTGCTGTTACGTCAACAAGCGTACAAACTGTGTTTGCAGCGGGAGAACTTGTGGCAACTGATGATGACCCTGTAGCTGGTCATGGTATTGGTGTTCATGCGGCACCAGTTACTAAGAATGGAAGTTCGACAGTGATTGCTGAAGGCGAGCCTGTAAATAGAAAGGGTGATGCGGATAGTTGTGGGCATGAACGAGCAGATGGTGTGACCAATGTGTTTGTTGGTGGTTAATATAGAAGGAATATTACATGATTGAACCTCTCATTCTAGGGAGTTTATTACATAATGAAGAATATACAAGGAAAGTATTACCGTTTTTAGAAGAAGAATATTTTGATAGTTTAGAGAACAAGTTAATCTATCGCACTATTGATACCTACATCAAAGACTACAACTCTATACCAACGAAGGATGCTTTGCGCCTTTCGTTGGAAGAGTCTCGTAGCGTATCCCAAGAGCAGTTCGATGTTATCTGTAATACTGTTGATGAACTATCGTATGATGACAAGAATAGTGAAGACTGGTTGCTTGATAAGACCGAAACCTTCTGTCAAGACAAAGCGCTCTACAATGCGATTCGTACATCGATTGGTGTTATGGATTCCAATGATAGCAAGCTAGACAAGGGTTCTATACCCAAGCTACTTCAAGATGCTTTGGGAGTGTCGTTTGACAATAGCGTCGGGCACGATTTTCTTGAGAACGTTGATGAGCGATACGAGTTCTATCACCATAAAGAAGCCCGACTTGAGTTTGATATCGATCTACTAAATACAGTTACGAAGGGGGGTCTTCCTCGTAAATCTCTCAATATCATTCTTGCTGGCACGGGCGTAGGTAAATCTCTTGCGATGTGTCATTTTGCTGCTAGTAATTTTATGCACGGCAAGAACGTATTGTACATCACAATGGAAATGGCTGAAGAGCGAATTGCCGAACGTATTGATGCGAACCTACTTGATGCATCTATCGATGAAATTCACACAATGCCTAAAGATGTTTTCGAAAAGAAAATCAATCGTCTGAAGAGTAAAACTACAGGCAAGTTGATTATAAAAGAATATCCAACAGCATCTGCTGGTTCTGGTCATTTCCGTCATCTACTAAACGAATTAAAACTCAAGAAGAACATTACACCAGATATCATTTACATTGACTATCTGAATATCTGTACGAGTAGCCGCATTAAAGCAAACGCTATGGCTAACTCTTATACTCTAATCAAATCGATTGCTGAAGAGCTTCGTGGTCTTGCTGTAGAGTTTAATGTTCCAATCGTATCTGCTACTCAAACGACTCGTTCTGGCTTTAGTAGTTCAGATGTTGGTCTTGAAGATACTTCTGAGTCGTTTGGTCTGCCTGCTACCGCTGACTTTATGGTTGCACTGATTGCTACTGAAGAACTAGAACAACTTGGTCAGATTATGATTAAGCAATTGAAAAATCGATGGGGCGATCCAAATTCGAACAAGCGTTTCGTGATTGGTATTGACCGTTCGAGAATGCGGTTCTACAATGTAGAGCAATCAGCACAAGATGGTATGGTAGATGACACACCGGTTATGAGCAATAGTCCATACGGTGAACGATGGGATGAACAAGAGAAAGACTCGACCCTTCCTAAAAAGTATGGTAAAAATATATGGAAGGCTAGTTTTGCGTAATGCCCTATAGAATAGAACGAAAAAATAAGAAATATATATTAATGGAAGACGATGTGACTATAAACACATACAAGAGTAGAAAGCAAGCAAATGATGTGTGTCGAGGATTAAATCTTGGTAAGGGATTTGAAGGCGCAACGCCCAAGTTCTTTACCTATTCATTGGGTCAGTATTTGTCAGAAGTTGAACTTAAAGAAATCTGAATAGGTTATTCGTTATGAAACATAGTGAAGTTTTTAACATATTGAAGCCTGCCGCACTTGATCTTGCGGAGGAAAGATTTCGCCACGTTGCTGCTATTGTCTATAAAAATAAGATAGTTTCTTTCGGCACTAGTCACATGAAGAGTCATCCTTTTCAAGCTAAATATTCAAAGAATGATGAAGCAATCTTCTGGCATGCTGAAACTAATGCTATCTACAATGCACTCAAGATTACTGACGTTGACATTCTAAAAAAGTGCAGTCTCTATGTGTGTCGAGTGAAGAAAGACGATGATAAAAGTATGCTGTTTGGTCTATCTAAGCCATGCGCTGGGTGTCAAGAATGCATACTAGATCACAAGATTCCTACGCTCATCTATACATTGGATGGTAAGTTTGGAAAGCATCGCTAT